CATTTCAGACATCATAACAAACCTAATATTACAATGAAGGGTGGTACGGTGCTTCGTAGAGCTCCTATCGCAGCTTCAAATCAAGGTCAAGCTATTAGAGGTCAACACCCTACTTTCTTAGTAGTAGATGAGAGTCCACTTATAGATGATAAGTTATTTATAGATAATGTAGAGCCATGTATTGTATCGAATCGAGCTCCCTTTATTAATCTAGGCACACCTAAGAGTAAAGAGAACCACATGTATCGCTACCTCTATGACGAAGGATATGGAGATAGTTTTGACAGAATGCATTTTACATGGAGAGATGCTGTACAACCGGGAAGAGCTTACTCTGCCCCATATACAGAGAATGATATGTTAACTAAAATGATGGAATGGGGGGAAGATTCAATTTATTGGAGGACAGAATATGAGTGCGAGTTCATCGAATCGGTCTCACAAATCTTCAATCCCGAACATGTCAATGCCTGTAGAGAAGCCTATTCCTTTATCGAGCGTGGAACAAAAGTTCATAACTGTGTTGTGGGCGTGGATATTGGTAAATCCGTTAATAGTACTGTTATTAGTGTTTGGGCTACCGAGAAGTCTGAGGACGGGAATATTGCTCGTCTTATCAACATTGAAGAGATTAGCCCTAAGTCTGGTGGACATGATATACCATATCAACGTTCTCGCATTCTTGCTAATTGTAGAGACTTTGGTGCTAGTAGGCTTATTATTGATGCTACGGGTATTGGTGGCGCGATTGAACAAGAGATGAGACTGGCATGTATACAAAACAAACCACAAATACATTTTACACCGTTTATTTTTACAGGAGGACCAAAAGGGACAAAGACACAAGTTTACAGAGATATGGTGTCTTATTTCCAAAAAGGACAGGTTAAAGTACCTGAACCAGCAGGTTTACCTCCACAAGAAGCAAAGTTAGTCAACAAATGGCTTAAAGAACATAAAGATTTAGAATATGTCATGGATACAGCCCAAAAAACAGAGAAGATAGCGGCACCAGATGGAAAACACGATGATTATTGTGATAGTACAGTGATTGCATTACATGCAGCATTAGGTATGTTACCACCAGAATCATCCTTCTCATCAGTTAGTTTAAATACTCCTACACGTACAACAACCGAAACCTTTAAATCCTACTCCTCAGTACCTTTATTTACTAAAAGTAGGTCAAGAAGACCCCTTAGAAAGCACGCACCCGGTGGAATCTAGCGAAAGCTTTATATACTAGGGGCAACTAGAGTTATAAGATAGCTATGGCTCTGAGTGATTATTGGCCTTTTAAAAGGCGGAGTTTCGCAACTGTTGGGCAAGACCCACCCTTCTCAAAGGATGACCCTAGAAGCTACGGCTCTGGAGTTATTCGAAGGATTCAGTTGCAAGACAATTCAAGCTCCTTTGGGAGGAGTAGCGGAAGCAAGGAACCGCAGGTAGGCGATTATCGTACCTACATGAACGTTTATTTGTCTGACCCTATTGTGAGAACCCTTATAGATTTGCCATGTCTTTATGCATCTAAGGATGGATACGACATAGTGACCGATAATGACGACGAAAGGATGGCTATCACCCAGTTATTCGATGATATAAATATTGAAACAGTATTATATAGTTGGATAAGAAATGGTAGAATATTTGGTACTTCTTATTTAGAATATACAGGAGACAATTTAGTCTTACGTTCTTCTCAGAACATGTATGTTCAAAGAGATGAGAATGGACAGATAAAATACTATTATCAAGAATTAGGTGCGGATGAAGAATCTGTGAGGTTTGAAGAAAATGAAATTATTGAGTTCAAAAACAATCCATTTGATGATTACGCTTACGGTCTTAGTGACATCCATCCAATTTTGTACTTGGTTGACCTTAAAGATTATGCAGAACGGGATATTGGCACTGCTCTCAACAAATACGCTAGTAGTAGGTTTGATATTAGCGCTGGACTTCCCGATATGCCTTATGGTCCTGACAAGATTAATGAAATTGTATCAGCCTTCAACGGATTAGAACCGGGAGAAGATATAATTCATGGTAATGATATAGAAGTTAAAGAACTTCAAGGAACTCAAAGAGCATTTGAATATGGTAAGTACACAGATGATTTATTAAAGAAGATACATATGGCTCTTAAAGTACCAATGACTATGTGGGATAAACCAGAACAAGCACGTCCTATATTCGAACCTTACGTTAGACACCTTCAGAACATGATAGAAGCATCTATCAATCAGCAGCTTATGCCGCAGATAGAATCTGGAGAAGCTAAATTTAGATTCCGACAAATGAATGTTGATGACGCTTTCTTGAAAGCTAAGACAGACATGATTTATCTTTCTGAGGGAGTTCTTTCTCCTCAAGAAGTAAGATTGGAAAGAGGTCTTAACCCAGATGGGATAGTAGAACAGATGGAAACAGCTGAAAACGCTAACTTATCAGGTGGTAAAGACGAAGATAAGAAAGAAGAGTCCGCAAGGACAGAGAACCGCGCTGGTAATAAACCAGCTGCTAACGCAACGGGGGATAGAGAAGAATGAGCGAAGAATACGTATACGAGCGATGCTTGATAGAAGTAGCTCCTGCGCTCAAAAAGCGCGGTGATAAAAACTACGAAGAGACTGCGGCAAAAATGTGTCGCATGAGGGTAGATGAAGGGACATTTGAAGCAAGAAGCTTCGCCCTTGATACTGCCGGGGATAGAGACGGTAACCAACGTACTTTTGCGTTGGAACTAGGAGATGCAACAACAACGGATGACTTTATTGAATATCCAGTTATTGCAATTACATCTGGCCCCCATGACGAGGATGGCGACCAAAAGGTTTTTATAGAACCTAGCATTCTCGACCAAAACATAAAAGCTTTTAACGAGCTGCCTGTTTATTATAACCATCAGAGAACTGACGACGATTTACTCGGCAAGGCTATCAACCCAGAGTTAGTGGAGATGGATGATGGTAAAAAGGCGATAAAAATGCTTGCGCGTATTCATAAGGATGCAGCGAAAGCGAATGAAGTGTTGGAAAAGATAGAAAACGGTGATATGACGCATGTGAGTATCGATTGGTTCTCCAAAGACATCGATGTCATGGGAGAGCCGTTTGCAACCGACATACGTCCTATCGAGGTGAGTTTCATAGATAATGAAACCCGCACGCCCGTTTGTGACGCATGTACAATTGAAGAAGGAAAGGAATGTGGTGACCACCGTGAATTCGGTGAGGAATCAAAATCTTCTTGTGGCTGTGGTGGCCATGAAGAAGAAGCATGTGCCTGTGAAACACACGGGACACACAGCGAGGAAATAACTATGGCTGAAGAAACAGTAGAAAATAAGGATGTTTCTGGAGAAGAGTCAATCGTAGAGCGTGAATTCGCAGCTATGAGAGACCAACTCGCAGAAATGAAGACCTCCTACGATGAGCTGAACGCCAAACACGAAGAAGCCCTCGCTATGATTACAGGATTTGAGGAAGAAAAGGCAAAATATGCAGAAGCAGAAGCAGAAGCAAGAAAGTCCAACTTCGTCAACACAATCATAGAGAAGGAAGCTCTCTTAGGTAAAGTCGAAGACGATACCAAAGAAGCACGTGTTTCGGAGCTCACGTCTTGGGATGAGGTTAAGCTAGAAGGATTCTCTATCGCTATGGAGTCTATGCCAATACCAGAAGAGGCAGAACGTACTTTTGGAAAGGGTAAAGCCCACAGTGATGAAGAACAACCAGTAGAAGCAGAAGCAGAAACGCCACGCATGTTTGCGATGGAAGGTGGACGCATTGTTTTTACAGGAGAAGAAAAATAGGTGAAGAAATATGGCCCCAAATATATTAGTAAATGATGGTGGTGCACCAGCACGTATAATGAAGATTGCAAACGCAGGAGCTGATTTAGACGCAGGAACTATCGTCGAGTTCGACGGTACTAATGTTGTCGCAGCAACTGAAGACTTGCCCTCTTTATTATCTGTTTTTGGTGTACTTTTCGTCGATGCAACATCTGGAGACCCAGCATCAGTAATTACAGGAAGCGGAATTGTCTGCTTTTTGAAAGCTGTTGGTACCATCGCAGCAGGCGGTGCTCTAGGACATGACGCAGCAGGATTAGCTAAAGCAGCTACTACCGCAGACGAAAGATTCGCAATTGCTCTAGAAGCAAAAAGCGCAACCCATTCCGGTTACGTAAAGGCAATATTGCTCTAAAGGGTACTAAGGTGAAATAATGGTTACAGCAAAAGAAGGATTAATGACATCCAATCTCAGCGGAACCGCAAACCGAGTACTAACTGATTACAAGGACGCAATCCAAGACTATAAAGTCACGGATATGCCAGTTATCAGTATGTTCGCAGAGCGATTTTCCACAGAGACCGGAGGCGACGTAGATATTACGTTCGCAAGACCTAGCATGGCGCTAGAACAGATAGAAGAAGGAGATACTCCTGCATACCAACACAACGACTTGAGAAACGAACGCGTATCAGTCAAAGAGTGGGGAATTGCAGTAGGTGTCACCAGACGTATGCTTGAAGACTCAAGATTTTCAGAAATGGAATTGGCTTTGAATGAAGCCCGAAGAGCCGTCGAGCGTCACGTAACGCAGCACTTTATTTATACAGTTTTCGGATTGTATAAGGCAGAGTATGGTACAGGATACAACAGTGGACACATCTTAGCATCTACTACAGAGGATAATTTGTCAGGATTCGCGACAAACACTCACGGTAGTTTCTACGGTAAAGCCCCTGCTACCCTAACCACAGCTTCTGACAAGAGATTATATGACTACGGTGAATACACCGAAGCACAATTAGCAGGATTAGGACCGGCCAGTGATGGTACGCACTACTTTGCAGCTACTGACGCTTCTGGTACTGTATCCACAACTGGTGATATCTCTTTACAGGATATAACAGCTGCAATGGAGTTAATTAATGCAAAAGGTGGAGCAGCAGATACAATTATGATTTCCCCTTCACATTATAAAACTCTACTTAACTTAGCAGACTTTACTGCTCCTTTCGCAATCGCAGCTGATTCAGCAGGCGGTTCACCAAAGGGCGGTTTGGATTATGTTAACGACGTATCAAAGTCCGGCCTAGTCGGTCAATTGTACGGTTTGAACGTTTACATGAACCACTGGATTCCATCAACACGCTTCGGTGTGTTTGATATGAAAGTAAAGCCTGTAGCTTACGTCGAAAGACGTGGACTAACCGTTGAAGAAGCTAACCCCGGATTCGGAATAACTGGTTCCTACATGTCCATGAGATATGGATTGAAGGTAATCAGACCAGAATCAGGTGTTATCGTTATCGGCGATTAAAGTTAACTGTTCAGGTTATACTGGTTAAAAATTTTGGTATGGGTGCCACCAATAGTAAAAGGCACCCAAACATGCGGAGATTAAAATGGTACAGAGAAAACCCTACGGACTCGAAAATGAGAAACTAGCAGGCAACAAACCCAAGACGGGTATGCCCATGGTTCTAGACGACAGGCTAATCTCCAAACAATATATTAAAGCAAAAGTCGATGGAAAAGTCGATGATACAGCTTATGGCAGTTCTTGGAATTATATAGAGGGTACTAACAATAATAATGAAGTAGCCCCAAGCAAGAACGCAGTTTATGATTATTTAAATTCTTTAGCGCCTTCTTCAGATATGTGGACAAGAGAAGAAGACACAGCAGATACTAATGTAAGAGCCTATAAGACAGGTAATTATGGTATAGGCAAAACTACTTTCACAGGAGCTGATGCATGGGCTAAACTAGATGTAACAGGCTCAATTTCAGCTACTGGTAACTATATTATGGCTACTAATGGGAGCACAATAGGGCCAGCATCAGGAGCTTTGACTTTACATAGTACAAATGGAGCCTTATTACCTACTAAGTTTATGATAGGTACAGGAACAGCAGGTGTTCCGTTGGAAATATCTTTAGCAGGTTCTACTGCTACTGCTGCCGACGGTACGGGTATAATCCAAGCAGGACCTGATAGTGGTGCTAATCTAGGCATAGGCGCAAATAAGATTCAAGCACGTTCCGGTGAGGCAGTTGCGGAACTAAAATTAAATACAACTGGAGGAAATGTAACAATCGGTGATGTCGATTCTAATGTTACAATTGCAGGAGACTTAGTAGTATCAGGAGATGCTACGACATTAAACACTCAAACATTATCAGTAGAAGATAATGAAATTACCTTAAATTCAAATATAACTGGAGGCGACGCTACTTCCGCAGGACTTCGAGTTGAGAGAGGAGATGCTACAGATTCACAATTAATATGGAATGAAGGTGATACAAAATGGCAAGTACATAATGGTACAACAGCCTATGATATAGAACATAATTCTCATGATGCTGTTACTCTAGGAACCAATACTGCTAGTGCATTATCATTAAGTGGTCAACAGATAAGTTTACAAGATAAATTTGTACAACTCGCTGGAGATACCATGACAGGTGCTTTACAAATAGGTTCTTCAAATAGTAATGTTACTAACCTTAGAGTATTTGGAGGTATATCAGGAGAAACAAACCCAGCAATTTATTGTGAAGGAGATATAGCTGGAAACACTAAGTCTTTCAACTTAGAACATCCTACAAAGAAAGGTATGAGATTAATACATGGGTGTTTAGAAGGACCAGAGTATGGAATGTATCAAAGAGGTACTATAAAATCAATGCACCAAATAGAAGAAATAGCCTTACCAGAATATTGGAAAGTAATGGTAGGTGATTATACAGTATCACTTACACCACATGGAAATTATAATGTATGGCTTGAAGAGAAAAACCAAACAATGATTAAAATTAAGAGTAGTGCTGAT